ACGACTGCATCCCAGGTAAAGGCTGTGTACTCTGGGGAAAGCTAGGTCTCTTATAGTTCTGCACCTCACTACCTTGAGACCTTCGCGCGTCCGTAGCAACTTGCGGTCGAAGGCTCGATATGCCGCCAAAATTAGACTGACCAGTGAAGTCCGTCGAAGATACGGTAGCTTCTTCACGCTTACGTTTCGCTTCTTCACGAGCAAACTGTTCAGCCTCTCGGACCTCGTCCATGCTGCGAGCGCCAGCAGCGTAGTTCTCACCAGTCAAGCTGTTGACCCCCAACTGGTCTGGAGTATCTATGTTATAACCTTGGTCATAACGAAGAGATCCGTCCTTCATCTCAGTGAAATTACCCGTGGCAAGCTGCTCGTCCCTTTGCTCCGTGTTATTTTTTATAGCATACTCCGACGTCGGCGCGGCCTCTCGTCCAACCATCTGGAGGTAGTTGGGCTCCTCAGACCGGCTAAAACTCGCTACCGCCGCGTCCTTGTCATCAAACTCAGCAGCAATGCCTCCGCCATGAGGTATGATCTCGTATTTCTTGGTGCCAGAGTTATAAGAAAGAACACCCGCATCGCTACTTCCAAGCGTATTGCCCTCGCCAGCGTTGAACTCGTCTAGTCGCATACTAAGTGCCATCAGGGGTCTCCGTTGTAACTTTGAAAAAAGCATACAGTAAACTCAAATGAATTTACACCCAATATTTTTAGAACGGTAAAATAAAGGGACTTGTGCGTAACAAACAAGCGCAATGGAACTAGGCGCGAATGGTTTTATCACACCAACATTATAGCGGCGGCAGGACAGAGGGGTGGCGCAAAAAAGGGGGGTAGGGTCAAGATATTATCCTCATGTCGTTCAGTATAATTTCTCACAGTAACCCCCAAGGTATAAGGTGCGCTAGTCGCGCGATACTTCTAAGGGAAGGGAAGGAAGAGAAGGAAGAGAAAGAAGATAAGGTGCGCTAGCCGCGCAATACCTCTAAGAGAAGGAAGAGAAGGGAAGCAACGGTCGAGCCACTTGTTGGGTCAAGGTATGTATCTCATAGTTTCTGGCAAAATAATTAATGTCTCTAGCCCCCATACTCTAGCAAAGATTCAGTCCACCACGTCTACCCAGCGTATGATCAATCTGTTGGGCGACGACCGCGCTCTCGTGAATGGTGACGCAAGGGCGTCCCCACCCTTACGGGCTTCGATCGTTCCCTCGTTCCTCGGCTATCGCAACGATCCTTCGGCTCGTGTCAGTCTTCGAACTGACAGTCGACCAACGGCTACGCGCCCGTTGGACGGCGCTTGGAGGATGAATTGCAAGCACAGCGCTGTCGGTCTGTGGACCGACTGTCGGCCGCGGCCAAGGGGCCGGAGCCCGACCCATAAAGCCAAGGGATCGCCGGATCCCTTGGCCTTATGTTCCTCGACCTCCCTAAGTTTCGTCCTTGAAGAGGGACGAGAACTGTCGCTCGGTCTCAACTACCACACACACAACGACATCCGGCCGATGACCAATCTAGCTCGCTAAAGTATAATTTCGAAAACGAGCTTCCGTAAAGCCCTGCAATTTTTTTAGTGCGTCTAACCTCGCGTGTGCATCGCCGACATCGAAACAATAAGTGATCGACAGACACCAGATTAATCCATAGTAAGGAGTCCTGTCGATCACTTATTGTGTCAATGCCTATGACTGGATCGCACTAAAATAATGGCGACCTGCGGCTCCTCCCAAGGGGTCGTCGGGGCTAAGGCTTTACCAAACGACCTCGTTCCTCGGTTGTCTTTGTTAAAGCCATTGACTGCAGCCGTTTACGTCGGCGGACCCAGCGGCCACGCCTCCTTCTTATTACACCCTTTCTTCGCCAAGTTGGTAACGGCAGAACGTCGTTATGAGTGCTTGGCTTCAAGTAAAAATAGGAGGCCATCATGGTCGTAGATTTATTCCAACAGCTTCATGACGAGTACGTCGAGGATACATACTGGAAGTACGTGGAGATTGAGCTGGACTATGCGGAATCTGCTAACGTACAGTGGGACCCCGACTCAGACGAAATACCATTCTAATCTTTTCAACCAACCAAAACAGGAGGCCATCATGGCTAATCTATCTTATGTAAACACCCGATCACTCGAACTGCCAGTTAAGCTCACCATCCACGAGCTATCGGTAATCAACAAGTTCTTCACTAAACATGGAGCTAGCTACAGCGAGTATTCAGACGAGAGGATACTCCACAAAGAGCTCAACGACATCCTGCGTAGGGCTTATACCGAAGCGGCAGACACCCTACAGTGGCAGGCAGGGCGCCAAGTCGAGACTATCGAGTACTATGTCGAAGTCAAAGCCGACAAGGTATCCGAGCTGATCGAAGCATAACTACTATCGGGGGTTGGATGGTCCGACCCCCACAATCAACTAAGGAGGCTGTTATGGCTATAGAGAAACTTGGATTCGTCAACACCCCAGACGACTGGGAGGCACTCGAGGCTTGGATTGACAAACACCCAAGGGAAGATCGAGTCCACCTCTGGGTCGCAGCGGGAATGGCTTGGAACCTCGCTATACAACAATCAACTAATAAGGAAACCATCAATGCCAAATCCGTTTAAGAAAACTCAACCCGTCGAAGAACCATACGCGGTCTACAAAAACGACCGGACGGGATGGGAGTGGCGCATCCTCGCTACCCGTAAGATGCCGGAAAACGAGGGGTCGCCCTTCGATATCTGGCACATCGCCGCCAAGTCACCGTACACTCACGGCAGTTTCGAGTACGGCGACACGTACAAGTCAGAAGTAATTCAGAACGGCCAGTTGGTCGAAAGCACACCAGAATGGAGCAAGCACTATGGATAATGTTAATCAACTAGCCGATCTCATCATGGCCATCATTCAGGACAAGGTGGACGAACGTATCGAACAGAGGGTCGCTGACATGTCGGACAGCGTCGCCGAGTTCGATATCCAAGATCACCGTCAGGAGATAACTGAAATGGTCGAGGAAGACATCGACTTGAGCGACAAAATTCAAGAGGCGCTGGGCTCGGTAACATTCACCACCACGCTCGACTAATCTAACCGCGGGGGCTTCGGTCCCCGCACCAACTCAACTAAGGAGCACTAACATGAAGAACGGAATCATATACAACGGGCCTAGCCTCTTGGATGGTAAACCGATTGTCGTCATAGCAACATACTCTGACCGCAACACCAAGACCGGTAAGGTATTACAGACCTACATCATACGGTCAGACATCTCTCCGCTCGAGGCCAGCAAGTCCGGCGAAGACTTCAGCATCTGTGGAGACTGCAAGTTTCGTGGAACTCCAACCACGGACCCAGTTCGTAAGCAAGCGGTCAAGCGAGACTGCTACGTCAACCTTGGCCAAGGACCAACCATCGTCTACAAAGCCTACAAGAGAGGAGTCTACCCCGTAGCAAAATTGGCTTTATCATCAGACACTATACAATCCTTGGGAGCTGACCGTATCGTTCGGATCGGAACCTACGGGGATCCAGCCGCCGTGCCATCGTGGGTATGGGACCAACTGCTCAAACAATGCAAGTCATGGCTGGCATACTCACATCAGTCGGGGTGGCGTCCGGACATAGCGATGCAGAGTGCAGACACCATGGCCGAAGCAGTCGAGCACTGGAAAGCTGGACATCGCACGTTCAGAGTAATTGCGGACTTAGGTGACTTGGACAAAACCAAGGAGATACTTTGCCCCGCATCAAAGGAGGCAGGACGACGAGTTCAATGTACAGCGTGTAAGTTGTGCAAAGGATCAAGTCTCGCCAAGTCAATCGCAATCGTTCAACATTAGGAGATGAACATGTCACGCATACTAAATAACTATATGGAAGACTTCAAAGCTGGAGTTGTGGACTGCCTCAATGGGACTGATCGAAAACCACCAGAAATGCGGAATGGAGTCTATGATTCAAGAGTTGGGTACGACGCTGGTTTTTTATTCGGTAGAGAAATCGAGACCCGAGGAGATAAACATGAGTAAGTACAACAGAGAGTCAGTCGAAAAAGAAATTAAGAAGTCAGGGGTCATCAATAGCAAACAGCAAGTTGAGGCCTCGCTTACCCACAGACTGTTAAAGGGGCATCAGGAAGACGAGCTCGACCAAGAACCTTGGGAGTCAAAGACAGACTACTGCGGCAGGATGGGGTTCGATATGTAATATGAAGGGGGCTTCGGCTCCCTTTTTTACCTTTTAAAGAATGGGCGCTAGTCGCGCAGAATATCCAAGGAAAAAAGAGAAAAGGTGCGCTAGTCGCGCAGAATATCCAAGGGCAAAGAATGGAGCGCCAAGAGCGCACAGTGTTTCTGGCCTCGTGCAAGGGCACTCGGCTGGGATATTTGCGGCGGCGGGCCGCAAGACCTAACCGCCGGCCGCGGGCCGCAAGACTGCGCTCAACTTATCCAGCAAAACAGGCCGCAAAACCTCGAACATCGCACCTGGGCCCTTGAATACCGTGCCACGGGCCGCAGAACACCCGCCATCGGCCAGTTTGGAGCCCTGATCACCGTCAAATAAAACTATGTCACCCTGCTTGGACCTTCTTACTAAGTAGAAACTTAGCCCCCCGCGCGCGCAATATGCCATGTGCCAAGCGATTTGATGAGGCGAGACTTTTACTGCGTTGACATTGCTTACCTTGAGTTCGATCCAGATCGGGATGCCATCCCAGACCATGTGAACATCAGGAACACCGCCCCCGTGTTTGTTTTCAATCCTCGTTGCGAAGCACTTCTTCGGCAAATTGTTGCGGATCGTGTTCCAAAAGTTCGCCTCTGGGCCCTTGCTCATCGGATGTTTCCTTCGGTGTTATATCTACCATAAATGCTTGCGGATATTGTTGTTGCAACTTAGCAAGTCGAGCCGTGACTTCATCGCGGGAAAGTTGATCAATGGTGTTGATTGTTTCCCGCCTATCGATGGTCAAACCACCAAGCGCGGAACGTATCTTCTCAGCATTGATGGCGGCAGAAAATTGGTTGTTCTCCTCAGCGCCCACAGAGAGCTTGTGAAGCCGTTCAAGCTGACCAATGGTAGTTACCCCATACCTGCGCTCCCGCTCCTCACGCATGTCCTTTATGTACTCCAGCACATGAGGGTAGTCGCGCCCGTTAAGCAAGATCGATGCCTGTTTGGCAGCTACATTGACAGAGTACCCAGCCTTACGAGCGCAATCCGCGTTCGAATATATCCCCTCAACAATGTGTCTTGCGAAGGTAGTTTGTCGATTTGTAAGCGTTCGACCGTGTTCATCTTCAATCTTTTTCTTGTCAGTAGACATGTCAGCCCCGTTGTTTGTTACAGACAAGTTAAACCATCAGTGAGAACGGTGCAACGGCTACAATGTCAGTCTTTACCAGTGCCCTATAAGGTTTTTCTTCTTAGAAGTGTTCTCAATGTTCTCAGGTGTTCTCAGAAGTGGGGCTGAATGGAGTATATAAACAAGGTAGTGAGAACAGTGAGAACAGTGAGAACACTAGATTTGGAATATATTTTTAAAAAAAAATAAATAATCTAGAAATAACGTCTATAGTGTTCTCACGGTTCTCAGGACCAAGATCCGAGGACCGTGACCCAAGCCTCTTGAAAATAAAAACTTGACCTTTGACTAAATGTAAAATACTACTTGTGTGTAATACACAAGTACCTCAATTAAATCACAAGGATATATATTATGCCAAAACAAACACCATTTTTCCACGAGCCGTCCATTTGGATCGAGCTTCCAGAGGCAAAGACCTTTGAGGAGGCTCAGATCAACTGCGTGGCAGTTAACCATTTACTCAGGGACATGGGCGTAAAGCATGCGTATTTTCAAGCATCCAAGGACCAGCGGTACACCAACACATTCTACAATTACGTCACTGGTGAGGACGGTAGTTATATTGAGCTAGCTGACCGTGGTCAGTGGTTCAGTGTACGGGTCCTGAGAGCTTACCTTCTTCCTGATCCGCATGGAATTTTGAAGAAGGAGAAGTATAATGCGTAAAAAATCATTAAACGCCATGCGTACATTTTTAGTGGATATCGAAGAGAGCACCGCATTCCCTGCGTTTGACATCAAGTCTGGAAAAGAAATTTATATTAATTGCAGTGATGATTTGGTGATTGACGTAATTCATCAC